TTCGATTCCGGCTCCTTTTCCTGCTGCGGAGATGTCTTGACAGGGAAAGCCTCCAGATACGACATCAACAATGCCTCGCCACGGTCTGCCGTCAAAGGTTTGAATGTCATCCCAAATCGGGAAAGGCGGGAGAACGCCGTCATTCTGTCTGGCGGCAAGTACGCAAGCTGCGTAGGGTTCCCACTCGACAGCGCAGACTGTTCGCCATCCGAGCAAATGTCCTCCGAGTATGCCTCCACCAGCGCCTGCGAAAAGAGCCAACTCATTCACGCGACCCTCAAATTAAACGGATTATTAAAGAAACTGATGTCTACGCCTTCTTCCTGTTTAGCCAAGACAGGCTTAAACTTCTTCTTCGGCCTAGACACCTTCTTGGCCTCGTACTCGTCCTTGACCCACTCCCAAACACGTTCTTTGGTAAACGGGTCTATCCTAAACGATGTTTTGATGCAGCCTTTTTTAAGCAGAGCGTTTAGGCAATTCACCGTCGTTTGTTTGTCGATCTTTGTCTGTAGCCTAACCGACTTTAGGTCAGCAGGTGTCTTACGCTTTTTCAGGTAAGCAAGAATCTTCTTTTGCTCGTCAGTCATTTCCGCTCCAGTGTTCAAATCCATCGAGGGTCTTTTTTTGCATAATCTTGCATCATGCGGTCATAGCTGCTGGCAGGGCCAAACTTGCTATTTGCCATTGCCTTAGCCTTTTGTAACGGAATCTTCTTAGACAACGCCCATTTAACAAAAGCCTGTTTTGCTTTACCTTGTGGCATGTCGTCCAAATTTGTTTTACTCATCCTATCCTCGCTATCTCTCTTTCTAAGTACCAAATAGCCTTCTTAAGATCTTCAACCTCTTTACCTTTTAGACTCGCTCTCCAAACGTATTTAGTAGCATTACCAAGGTTGAAGTTCATATGCTCCGTAATCTCTATGCACTCTACGCCAGACGGGTGTGATGTGTAGTGTTTAGGATGGTTTACGTTGTCTTGAACCTCCCATTCATCAACAGCGCAACAATGTCCGCACCTTGGGCACTCAAATGAATCTTTCATATTTTGATCGCCACTCATGTGTTCTCCTGATTTAGCTTGATTCTTTCAGTCGTAGTCCTGTTACGATATTTACCACTTGTTCTTCTCCTTCAAGGCTTGCTCAATGGCTCTTGCAAAAGTCGTATCAGTCCAAGGCGCAGTCCAATCTCGTTTATAACGAACGCTGTTTATTTCCTCATCCGTAAGACCAACCCATTGCTTTGGTGCGGCGTAAAGTTTGTCGCCTAGCTTTATATCTTTAGCGTTGTCCCATGCGACCATTGGCCTACCCGTTTTCTCAAACAGGTAAACATGCGCTACATGTCCGTCGTCTGTCGGTGTCTTTGCTGTTTTGTTTTCGCTCATGCCATATCCCCTCTATAAAGCTGCCAAGCATCGCTAAGTTCTTCTCTAGCGATCCTTACCCTAAGCCTCATGTGGTCAAGATCGTCAAGAAGAACTCTTAGCTCGTTGGGATGCACCATCACATACGTTGTTTCGTCTGCTAGCTTTCTCAACAGTGCGTAGGCTTTTTCTTTGTCTGTCATGACTGTCCCCTTGCTCGTATGGCGGCGGCGCACCAAGTTGCCAGCACATCCTCGCCTTCGTATTCGGTGTCTATGTCTTCACACACCTTCGCACACGCCTCACGCTCGTTTCTTATGCGCTCTTCAATTTGCCACTCAAGCTCTTTCAGCAAGTCCTCCACGGTGTCTCCGTGGCCGGTTGCGTAACCTTGGCTCATCATCCATGCGGCCAGCTTCTCGCGCTCGGCAGCAGCAACTAAGGTAGCAAATCGTTGTAGACGATATGGACTTGCAAACATTCGGAAACCTTGTCTTGCTGGCAATGGGCCTTTGATACCGGCCTCTTGTGCCATGCGGGTAATGTCTTCTCCGTTCATGCTGCCCTCAACTTTTCAGAGATCCTTGCCTTCCAAGAGTTCCAATCCTCTCCTGGTCTAGCAGGACAATTTACTTTCGCTGCCATCTCAGCAGTGCCTTTTTCTGTCGCCCACCACACAACAACCTTCTCTTGTGCAGGTGCAATTTCCAGTTCATCTTCCCATCTTCCTTGATTCAACCACGTAGCAGGGTGTGGGATGAACTCCTGTCCCGTACCCTTCACTTGGTAATACTTGTTATGCGTCACTAAAGCCTCTACAGCAGACTTTTGCTCTTGTGGTGATAGTTTGGCCCATGCTTTTTGTGCAGCACGTTTAGCGACCTTTCTTGGATATTTGCTCCAGAACTCCTCAAACATAAGACCTCCTTTCAAAAGCCTTACGTTAACGCTTCTTTTCCTTCTTGAGTGTCGTCTTGATGACTTTTTGCATCCATCTGTCTGCCAATAAGTGCCGCCCATACAAACCCGCCAAATACCTTAGAAATAAACTGTAAAAGTATGATCCCAGGCATTAAAGATCCAAAAGCAATAGTCGGAAACACAAGAGAATCAACAGCGGCTCCAGCAACGTTGCTTTTGTTTGCCCTTGAAAACCACGAACCTTTCATTTTTACAAACACAACCCAGTCAACCAGTGCAGCAAGCGTAAACGCGCAAGCCGACGCTACGGCAATTTTTCCACTAGCAGGGTTAAGCAAATAAGTAAGAACTCCAGACGAAGCTATGAGCGCACCCATCTGCCACAGTCTTAACCTTACATGTAACCAATCTCTTAACGCCAAATCTAAGCCAATGAACAGAAAAGCGTTGATCGGGCTGATTGCTGGCCCAAATGCAGCAACCGAAAGATTGGCAAGCGTCATTGCAATCGTGTAAATGCCAATAGCTACGTAAAGCATAAGTTCTCCTGTACGGGTCTAAGTTTCCAATGGTTCGGTGGGTTTTCTGAGTCAATACGCTTTGCCATGCAATAAGCACATTCAGCCATGCTTTTATGGTTGACAGCAACGTTTGTTGAATCTGCACTTGATAAAGGCCAGCGTTCGAGCCCCTGCCCCAACATCCGCATTCCATGCGTCCAAGGTAGCCGACCAAATGTTTTCGCAAGCCGGTTGAATGTTTCGTCCATTCTGCCCTGCCACTTTGCATCACCAACATTCCAGTATTCACCAGATGAGCCGAGGCAAACTCGACCCCAATCGTCTACAAGCTCGCAAAGGTAATCTAACGATAAACCTAGATGCCAAACGGGAATGCCTAAAGATTTTGGGAAAGGCCATGTCGCAGTCATTTCTCGCTGTTGCTCTATCGTCCCGTCGATTACATCTGGAACAACACCCCAGTGAGGGTGGGCAAGTATTGGGTCTATCCAGTCGTAGAAACCGTGTAAGTCAAACGGAACCCCTCTTGTCTTGCAGCTAAAGGCTCCGTTATCCAACATCAGTGATTGGCCGATTTTTAGACAAGTTTTTAAGTCTCTTGGCTCAAAGTAAGAAATGCAGAAGTGTTCACCGGCTAAAGTCTCTAGGACTGATCTAGGTGTAATAGGTGTACCGTGGTAGTGGATCATGGTAGTTTTAGGATATTTCCTCCAAAAGACCCCCCTACCCCAACAGGAGTAGAGAGGGAAGGTTCCTCCGCTGTCAAGCAGCATCTGCATGTTCTTGCGAACCCCTCGGCTTGCAGATAAGACCAGCCGACCGGATTATTCGGGAACTGCCCCCTAGTCTTGCGACATACCGGCTATTGCTTTCCTTCCGCGCCACCACAACTAAGGTGCTTGCTAACGTGCGGAGTACGGTTGTCGAGAGGCAATAAAAAAGCCACTTACTGCTGCGCCTAGTCGAAGTCCCTCGATACTTTGAGGGTAGACGCATGAGTAAGTGGCTTTAACTATTGTTGACTTCGACGACAACAGGCAAATCTTATCAGATCTCCACAACCTTGCAAGTCCACCCTTCTTTCAGCTTACCCCATCCGTGAACCTCTATCTTCCATCCTGCTCGCAAGATAACCGGTAAGTGCTCACTCTCTGCAATCTTCTTTAACCGAGCCGAAACGTTAGCTCTAGAAGTCGTCTGTACTAAAAGCGTCTCCTCATCCTTGAGACAAAGGATGTCGCCTATCCCAAACAAGTCCTGGCGTATACGAGCCCACGGGTTCCAGTGCTCGACAATCTGGCATAAGTAACCGCGCTCACGAAGTGCAGCCAAGGATCGTTGCGTAGGACTTGCCGACGAACGGCGTTTCTTTTTGGTATCAGTGGCAGAGATTGTCGTCACGATGACAGTCTTATGGGGTTGATAAGCCTAAGATTACTCCATCACAACAAGGAGCCAACATGGACGTACAGATCAAAACAGCAGATTACGAGAAGTTATGTATCAGTGACTACGAGCAAGACATTTGGATTTCTATCTGGCACATGAAAGCTCACGCAGGCATAGCTCTCAACAAAGAACAAGTAACGCAACTTAGAGACGAACTTAACAAATACCTGGAGGCTGTATGAGCGTTGACTACGATGCTTGGCTTGACAGAAAACTTTACGAATACGACAGAGAAAGGGAACAAAATGACTACCAACAACAGTTGGAACAACAGGAGTACGAACTTGACCAAGTACAAGCCGACGAGAAGTGACTGGATCTTATGCACAGCATTAGGGATTTGCTACGGAACACTGCTCTTCCTGTTCATAAAGTAACGGAGCCAAACATGAAATTCAACGAACTTAGAAAGATCAACGTAACAGAAAAGGTCGAGAAGAAAAACGGCCTTTCTTACCTGTCTTGGGCCTGGGCTGTAGATACATTGTTGCAACACGATCCTACGGCTACATGGGAGTACAAGCCTTACCAAACCTGGAATGACACGGTTATGGTGTTTTGCGAGGTAAAAGCATTCGGTGTATCTCGCACCGCACAACTGCCTGTCATGGATCACCGTAACAAAGCGATCTCTGAGCCAGATGCTTTCCAGGTCAATACAGCCATGCAAAGGTGTCTGGCTAAAGCTATCAGCCTCCACGGGATCGGGCTTTATATCTACGCTGGAGAGGATCTACCAGAAGAAGCAAAAGAAGATCCGACATACCACCTCAAGATCGTGAGTGAGGCTGAGAACATGGAAGATCTGAAACAAGACTTTACGACGGCTTATAAGGCTCTGAAGAACAATCCTGAAGCTATCAAGCAGTTAGACGCAGCCAAAGAACAACGCAAGAAAGAACTCACGGAGATCAAATGAGCCAGATTCTCTCTGCTGCAAAACAATCAGGAGTTCTCATCTCACACCGAGATGAGTTCCTGAAGTCGGTAGAAAGGTTTGGCCGGTTGATGCTCAACAAGTCTAAACCGCTAACACCAACACAGACAGCTTATCTAATTGCACTCGATGACTGGATGTCACTCAACGATCTGGCTAACAAGTTTGGATGCACACCACAAAATGCCTTGAAGATGATCCGCGCTTTGGAGGTTCGCAAGTTGGTTACGAAAGAAAAACTCTACAGGCAAGCCTGGGCCTACTACTACAAACGAAAATGAACCTAAACACATTTGAAGAAGGACTACTAGACTCGATTCAGACAGAGCGTTGCAAGAAACTGCTCTGGTCTGTGATTCAACTGGCAGTCGATGATGCCTGCAAAGCACCCTACAAAACTAGACCTACAGACGACACGATTACCGCGCTTAGGTTTCTATTCGGAGACCTCCACGAGTCAGGGCTCGACAATTATCTGATGTGGCTTGACGTTGACAGCAAAGAATTCAAGAGACGCATGGTCAATGCTATGTTCTCAGAGCGTCACGATAAGTTCACCGACTTTGAGAGACGAGCCTTCCGAGCTAACTACAACTGGTATCTGAGAAATGAGATCAATACTGACAACTGAGACTGACCGTAGAAGGGTCATAGAGGCCATAGAAGCCACTGAATTAGGTTACATGGTAACTATCTCCAAACCGCCTCGAACAGCGGCTCAGAATCGGTTTTATTGGTCGATCCTGACAGCTTGTGCTGAACAACTAATGGGCCAGCAATACACTCAAGACATCTGGCATGAGTGGGCTAAGACGAGGTTTCTTCCTTCTCGTGTTGTTGAGCTTCCTGGAGGCCAAGTAAAAGAGATCGAGCCTTCGACTGCTTCGCTTACCGTGTCTGAGTTTTCAGACTTAGTAGAGCAACTATTGCAGTACGCAATCGAGAAGGGTTTAGTCTGGACAGACGAGATGAAGGATGCTGAACTTGACTTAAGGAAGATCAATGTACTCAAACAAAAAGTTGCTTGAGGCTTGTAGAAATATGCCTTGTGGGGCGTGTTTCTGTGAAGATGGAACTGTAGTCGCTGCTCATAGAAATCAAGGCAAAGGCATGGGAATCAAAGTATCTGATGCTTTAGTAGCATCCCTGTGTTTTAAATGTCACGCATACTTAGACCATGGAAAAGAAATGTCTCGTGAAGAACGTCGAGACTTCTGGAACCAAGCGTACATAAACACAATGCAAGCAATGATCGAACGAGGGATATTAAAGGTGCAACATGGAACAAAGAACTGACGATTGGTTTAAGGCAAGACTAGGCCACCTAACCGCTAGCAGGGCTTCAGACGCGCTTGCGAAACCTGGTACGGCTGCGCGCCGTAACTACCAGATTCAACTCGTTACAGAGCGTCTGACGGGTTTACAAAGCGATTCTTTCACGAATTCATTTATGCAATGGGGCACAGAACAGGAACCCGTTGCCAGAGCAGCCTACGAAGTCCATACAGGTTATTTCGTCGAGCAGACAGGGTTTCATACCCACAAGTCGATAAAGTGGCTTGGAGCGTCTCCTGATGGCTTTGCGGGGTCTGGTTTGATTGAGATTAAGTGTCCCAACTCAAACACACATGTCGATTACTTACTAGCTAAGGAGGTTCCCACTAAATACAAAGCACAAATGCTCACTCAAATGCTCGTGACAGGTAGAACTTGGTGCGACTTTGTTTCGTTCGACCCAAGACTTCCTGAACACTTACAGTTATTCGTCGTTCGTTACGAGCCTAAGCCGGAAGAGC